ATGTAGCTAATTTATTGAAGGTAAAAACGATAATTACCTTAACAGTTATCATTGCTGTATCTGTATTGGCTGTAAAAGGCAAAGAAATTGATGCAGCATATCTCACGATTGCAGGAACAATTATTGCATTTTATTTTAGTAAGACAGATTCGAAGAAGGAGGAGTAGATTTGAAGAATTATTTAACATATCCGGTCAAGATTATGAACATATCTCAAAGTTGGACAGGCGAATACAGCCACGCACCACACGTTTCAGGAGCTCCTTGTGACTTCCCAATCGATGAAGCAGGAGAGGATGCATATAGAAGTTGGATGCATTGTCCTTGTGATGAGATGATAGTAAAGCGTATTAGTGGACTAGGAAGTGCCTATATCAACACGATATGGTTGCAATCAACATCAAAAGTCGTTTTTGCGAATGGCGAGGAAGATTATGTAGTGATAATGGTGTTGCATCCAGATGATGATGATCTTACAAAAGTAAAAGTTGGCCGAACATTTAAACGCAGTGAATTGATGTTTAGAGAGGGCAGAGACGGCTATTTGACAGGCAAGGCAACAGGCTACCATTTCCATATGTCAGTTGGACAGGGACAAATAAAAGGTAATGGATGGCAACAGAATAGTAAGGGTACATACGTTTTGACTACAACCGTAGGACCTTTAAAGCCTGAGGTTGCTTTCCATATTAATCCGGATTTTACTAAAATCAAAAACAGCAAAGAGCTGCTATTCAAAAATTTACCGAAAGAGGTGATAGAAGTGAAAGAAGTAGGAAAAGAAGTAGTAACTGATCAACCTGCAGAGTGGGCAAAAGTATCCTGGAATAAAGCTGCAGTTAAAAAAATATTAGACGGAACTAGACCAGGTGAACAACTTACAAGACAAGAGTTTGTGTGTGTACTAGATAGACTTGGATTACTAAATTAAAACAATGCCCCTAACCTTATGGTTAGGGGTAATTATTATTTGCTATTATTTCACCGATCATTTCTTTTAAAACTTTTTTACCAAATCTTAATATATCTGTAAAACTTGAATTCAAAACACGCTTGTCCTTACCAGTGTAATACTGCTTATATCTGTTTATATATCTGAGTATTCCTATCTTATCTATAATATCACCTTCCTTATACATATTATATAGAAGAAAGAGTGACTTATAAATAGTACATTAGTACTATTATATAGAAGAAACTGATACAAAAAATACCACATTGGGTCAAAATAACTAAGACTTATTGACATCTGTTTTTGTATCGTGACTATCAACATTAGAAACAAAAATAGAAGTAAAGGCAATGCTTTAAATTAGTACTTCCAGACAGTTTCGATATCACCATTTCTAACTAAAACTTTATCTAGCATCATACGCGCAATATCGCCTTTTGTTTTAATGTCCATTGATTCCCACTCGGTTAAATTTGGAACTTTAAATATTTCTTGTTTTATAGATTTGGAATTTATTTTTTCAAGCACTTCTTTTTTACGATTGTCTAATTCAACTATCTTTGAGTTAATGTAGTTAATTAAAGTAGAGTTAGCCTGATCGATTGTATCTAACAACTTACTGATTTTATCTTCTATAATACTTAATTCAATTTTGAATGAATTCAACTCAGTATCATTGAAAATCATATCTGTATTGATTTCTTTATTTTCAAATTTTTCGACAAAGACTTGCATTGATTTAAAAACATAATTTTCTATATCATCTACATAGTTTGTGTCTAGTTTATCAATACATAAATTAGTCGCATATCTTCCAGTACAATTAAAGTATTTATTTTCTTTCCAAGCCTTAACATTCATTGCATATCCACAATATCCGCACTTAATAAGGCCTGTTAACCAAGAGTGTTTGCCCTTGCCGGTGTTTTTTATTTGCCTATTGCTGTTTAGTTTTCTCTGGCATTTTAGGAAAGTTTGGGAATCAATAATACCATCATGAATACTTAATGAAAGCACCTGTAATTCTTCACTATTATATTTATTAGCACCTCGATCACGCTTACCGTATAAGCATAACCCTTTTTCTCCAGTAAATTCTTCAATAGGATTTATTATTATTACATTTTTTGTTCTATAATAGTTATAAATATCTGCATCCGCTTTTACATAAGATGGATTATGAAGTATTCTACTTAGTTTAATGTTATTCCACATAACATTGTAGCGGCTTAACATTGTCTTTGCAATAGTTCCAAGACTTTGGGTGGTATTAGCATAAGTGTCATATATTTCTTGAATTAGATTAATGTCCTTATTTGGTTTGATAGTGCTTGCTTGTTTACCATTTAATATCGTTTTGGTTGTATCAAAACCAAGCGGAGCAGGACCACCTAACCATACCCCTGTTTTACCTCTTGCATAATAGTTATCCTTAACACGTTCTGCGATTGTTTCTCGTTCAAGTTGTGCAAAAATCATTATAATGTATAGCATTGCACGTCCCATAGGTGCAGAGGTATCGAATTTTTCAGTGGTAGATACAAAGGCAACTTTGCACTCTTCCAGGACATTCATTATATTGGAAAAGTCCGTAATGGAGCGGCTAATTCTATCGAGCCGGTAAACTATAATTTTTTCAACTTCATTATTCTCAACTGCTTTCATTAATGCTGCGAATGCAGGGCGGTCAATGTTTTTTCCTGAAAATCCCTTGTCTTGAAATACTTTTACATTATCCGTATCTGCTTCGCGCTTGCAGTGGTCTATTTGAGTTTCAATTGATATGGAATCTTTTTTATCTAGTGATTGGCGCGCGTATACTGCTATCATGGTATTTCCCCCTTTTAGTAAAATACGGTGAAAATTATTTATGAGAATGCATTTAGTATATTATTTTTACTACAAGCCTCCGTACAAATAACTTGCCTCTGCTATTTTATAATTATAATCTTTAGCAGTATTGCAATTATAGTATATGGGCGATTTTAACTTTAACTCCTTTATCCGATAACTCATACTGTCTCTTCCGACTTTGAAGAAATTGCACATTTGATCTATGTTACCATCACAATAGGCAAATAAATCTTTAACTAATTTAGTTGGCATAAGGGCATACGCGGTAGCATTATTAGCTTGCCATTCTAACCCCTCTTTGACTATGATGCATTCTTCAAAACATACAGTTTTATTCTGTTTTGGATGGAACCAATAATGAGATAATTCGTGCATAGCGGTAAATCGTTTAGAAACTTCGCTGCGATTTGAGTTGATAATTATGCCACTTGCATTTGGTCCATTTACCAACATTCCCCTGATACTTTCATTGCTAAACGGAGTTTCTTGAAGATATATACCTTCACTTTTTATGATATCAAATGGATTAATAGGATAATCACTTTCTGCAACGCCTATATTATTTAATTTCTTACATACTAGTTTCTCTAATTCTTCCTTCGTTATATAGCCGTTAATAATCAAAATAACATTCCCCTCTATTTGTCCTTAATCATTCTATAAAATTCCCAAAGTTTTTTCATATCAGCTTCTGATACTTGTTTTTCTTGCATCTCCTTTGCAAAGCTAAAATAAGCATCTTCCAATAGTAACTCTTTTTTGCCGTCAAGCGTTTCAACTGAGTCACTTTTTCCAATAATCCACATAGGATTTACTTTCAATACATTTGCTATTGATTCAATAACTGGCATTTTAATTTTATCAATTTCGCCATCTTCATAACGTTTAATTGTAGAATCTGCGACCCTGATTGCAGAGGCTACATCTTTTTTTGTTAAGCCTAATTCTTCGCGTGCTTGTTTAATTCTATTACCTATCTCTTTGTTTGTCATAGTCACACCTCTCATAAACTTTATGTAAATATTATACAATAAAATATTGCAGAGTGCAACAATTATTTTGCTTTAGCAGGGTAAAAAGTTGCGCTAAGCTATTGACATTGAATTTTTAACATGTTAAGATTTGAACATAAACATTGCGTAGCGCAAGAAAGGAGAAAATACATGATTAATACTCTAAAGATAAAAGGCAGATTGGTTGAAATGGGATTAACACAAAAGAATATAGCCGATAAGGATGTTTGGGGCTGCGCATTACCAACAGTTAGCCAAAAACTAAACGGTGTTAGGCCTGTTTGTTTAGACGAAGCAGATGCATTAGCAAGGTTGTTAAAGTTATCACAGCAAGAATACTACGAGTTTTTTTTTGGAAACAGAATTGCGTAGCGCAAGATAATAACATTCGTATGTAAAATATTACATACGAGAGCGAAGATTGATAATAAGTGGCAAGTTGAACAAGCAATACGGCATACATATTTGTAAAGGAGAGTGAATCTATTGAAACCTAAAAAATTATATACCGTAACAAATACCCACCCAACGTATGCAAACGAAGAAGATAAAGAAAGAGCCTATAATGAATTTGCTAGAAAGCTAGTGGATGTATATAGAAGAGCTGGGATAGGCAAATATGGCATTAAAGTGTAAAGGATGTTTAGAGAGGCATATAGGCTGTCACTCTTATTGCAAAACCTACATAGATTTTGTTAATTCTAAGAAAAAGGACAAGTTAAGCGAATACTGGGGATATGCCAGTGAAAACATTTCGAAACGCATAAAGAGTGAAAGAAGGTGAAAATGATGATTAATTGCAATCAACGCAAGACAGAAAACAACGAATATCTTCAAAATATGACCGTAGAAGATATGATCACACTACATAATCTAGGCAAAGATATTATCTTAAATGATGGACAAGTTATAGCAGTAGTATAGGAGGATTGAAAGATGAAGGTAACAAAACAAGATTTTATTAAGAGCCTAGAAACAACACTCATACTAGCAGATGCAGACGTTTTATCTTTAGAGCTAGAAGATGATGAAACAGTCATTATTTACTTTATAGGTGGTGGTAAAAGAAGAGTAAATATAGCAATGGATAGTCATTTATCTATTGTTAAGGACGTTGTTAAAGGAGTGAGTTAATGTTTTACAAGAGACTAAAAAGAGCCCTAAGGAACGGCAATTCCAAAAGAGCCCAGAACTAAATATACAACTGAATTATATCACCTACAGGAGGTACAAGCAAGTGGAAGAAAGAATTATTACATTGCTTACAATGTGTATGCAAGTGAAGAAGTTAGGAATTGACGTGCATTTTGAGTACAAGCCCAATCTTGGTTGGGTACAGTTTTACAGGATTAAAGAAAATGGTAAATTTGATACACATATTTGGTTTTATACATATTTGGGAGTGGACCAACAAGGAGTTATAGAGGCAACTAGTTATTTGCAAGGATTAATAACAGGAGGGATAAAAGGATGATTAAAGGGATAGTACGCAATATAGATGAACTAGGAAGAATAGTAATTCCTAAAGAAATTAGGAAAAGTTTAAGAATTAAAAATTATGATTCAATGGATATTTACTTAAAAGATGGAGTGATTTGTATAGCGCAATGTAAATTACAGTGTGTATTTTGTGGATCAACGAACGAGGACAAGTTAATTGAAAAGGCTGGAATACATATTTGCAATGATTGTATAGACGGATTAGTTAGGGAGGTATGCGAATAATGGAAAATGAATTAGAGGTAAAGGTTAAACAGCAATTAGGTAAGATTAGTTTTAATTTCGATGAAATCAAGGACAACCTATCAAACATGATGGAAGCATATTCAGATACTCAAGTCACAGAAGAAACTAGTATAGTGGCAAAAAAAGAAGTGGCTACCCTTAGAAAGATTAAAAAGGCTTTGAATGATAGACGAATTGAAGTTCAAAAAGAATACATTCAACCATATGAAGATTTTAAAACTAAAGTAAATGAACTTACTGGATTAATTGATAAACCAATCGAGTTAATAGATAAACAAGTCCAAGCATTCGAAGAAAAGAAAAAAGAAGAGAAAAAGCAGAAAATCCAAGAAGCCTATAAAGATTTAATTGGTGATAAAGAATATTATCTTCCTTTGTCAAAAATCTATGATAGTAAATGGGAGAATGTTTCTGTATCGATGAAATCTATCAAGGACGAAATCGAACAAGCAGTATCCAGCACGGCTATGGCAGTTGACACGATTAAGGGGATGAATACAGAGGTGGTTCCACAAGCTCTGGAACAGTATAGGAAAGATTTAAGTCTTGCCAATGCAATCTCCTATATAAATAGACACGAACAAATGAAAGTCGAGATCCTGGCTAAAGAAGAGCAAAAACGCAAGGAAGAGGATGAACGTAAACGGAGAGCCGAAGAACAGCGAATTCGTGAAGAAGAACGTAAGAGGGTGGCCGAAGAAGAACGCATTCGCAAAGAGGCAGGGCAAAAAGCTATCGAAGAAGAACAACAGAGGGTAACAGAAGAGGAATCCAAGCAGGAAATAGTTGAACCAATTGTTAATCCAATTGAATTTATTCCGCCACAAAATGAAGAATTGGAAGGTGCTTTTATTGTAGAGGAAGAACCTTTTGTGGAAGAACCTTTCGAAGTCGATGAAGAACTTCCATTCGTGACCGTAGGAGAAGTTAGATCAACTTTTACCGTAGTTGGAACAGTTGAAGAACTAGAAGAGGTTGAAATGTTTCTTGAAAGCACTGGACTATTTTTTGAAAGGAGAGGTTATTTATGAATTTAAGAGAAAAACTACAAATCATTCAAACAGAATTAAAGGCTCCCAAAGGGCAGTATAATCTTTTTGGAAAATATTATTACAGAAGTTGCGAAGATATCCAAGAGGGGTTAAAGCCTCTTCTTGCTAAGACAAAAACATCCCTTGTCGTGGGAGATGAAATTGTTGTTATAGGTACAAGACACTATGTAAAAGCGACTGCTGCATTAATGGATTGTGAAAGCGATGAATCTATTACGAATATTGCATATGCCAGAGAAGAAGAATCAAAAAAAGGTATGGACGGAAGTCAGGTAACAGGGGCTTCGTCTTCTTATGCTAGAAAATACGCGCTGAATGGGCTATTTTGCATTGATGATACGAAAGACAGTGACTCGACCAATTCCGGAGATACTGACTCTAAAAAGGCAAATACAAAACCAAATCAAATTAAAGAACCGACAGAGGCAGAGATTGCAGCTGAACGACAAAAGATAGCTGGTCAGAAGATAGAACAAGCCAAAATTAACACTATTAAGGCTGAACTTGAACGAACTGGTGTATCTGAAAAGGCTATTTTAGGTAGATATAAGGTTGAAAAAATAGAAGAGATTACAGAGGAGTTATTTATCAAAGTAATGTCAGCACTCGAAAAAACAAAATCTAAGGAGGTTGCACAATAATGAATAGTAAAAATATTAAGAAGTCATTAAATGCTAAGCTTGATAAATGGATAGAAAGTATTGACGACAAGGAAGTTAAGAAAGTAATTAAAAACAATACAATTATATCTGGTGGAGCATTGGTTTCGCTCCTTACCGGAGTAGAAGTTCACGATTATGATGTTTATTTTAAAACAAAAGAGGCTGTTTTGACAGTGGCTAAGTATTATGTTGAAAAGTTCAATTCTGCACATAAAACTCATGCTTTTATCAAAAAGGAAGAAGACGGAAGAATTAATATATTTATTAAAAGTGCCGGAGTTGCCGGAGAAGACGAAGAAGTAGAAAAACTTTCGTTCCCAGAAGTTGAATCATCCAATGAAGAGCCAGTACAAGAAGAAAAGCTTAAATACCGTCCGGTTTATCTTACTAGTAATGCAATTACTTTATCGGACAAGATTCAGATAGTAATTCGATTTTGGGGTGACGTTGAAGAAATCCATAAAAACTATGACTTTGCACATTGTACTTGCTCCTGGAGTTCATGGAATAACGAGCTTATGCTTCCTCAGAAGGCCCTCGAATGCATTATTAACAAAGAGCTATACTACATAGGTAGCAAGTATCCTCTATGTTCCATTATCAGGGCGAGAAAGTTTATTAATCGCGGTTATACAATCAATGCAGGTCAGTATTTAAAGATGTGTCTACAGTTAAATGAATTGAATTTACATAATATTGAAGTCCTTAAAGATCAATTAGTTGGTGTAGATAGCGCTTATTTTGATATGGCAATTAAGGCAGTGGAACAGAAAAAAGAAAGTGACCCAAACTGGCAAGTTGATAATTCATATCTGTTTGAAGTCATCAACAGAATATTCTAGGAGGAATACAACATGAATAACGTAAGTTTAGTTGGAAGATTAACAAGAGACCCAGAGGTTAGATATACAGATGGTGGATCAAGTGTAGCAAAGTTTAGCATAGCAGTGGATAGACATTTTAAAAAAGAGGGACAGCCTGATGCTGACTTTCCTAACTGTGTAGCATTTGGCAAAACAGCCGAATTCATAGAGAAATATTTTAGAAAAGGTCAAAGAATTGGATTGATCGGAAGAATTCAGACTGGATCATATGAAAAAGAGGGTACAAAGATTTATACCACTGATGTAATTATTGAAAATGTAGAATTTGTTGAAAGTAAAGCAAATGAAAATAGCCAGGCACAAACAGGAAGACGTCCTGAACCAAGTGCAGCTCAGGGAGACGGATTTATTAATATACCAGATGGTCTGGAAGACGAGCTGCCTTTCAATTAATAGGAGGAAGATATGAGTAATCTAACAATACAAATTGACTCGAGAGAAAAAGCGAGAGCAATCAAAAATATATTAACTGAGTTCGGTAAGCAAGGGGTAAAGCATTACATATCAAAATTATTCGTTGGGGACTATATGTCCCTTGATAATCCAAGGCTGATAATTGACCGTAAACAGAATTTAACTGAGATTTGCAGTAATATGTGTCAGCAACACGAAAGGTTCCGAGCCGAGCTATTGAGAGCACAAGAGAACGGTATAAAGATAGTAATATTGATTGAGCACAGTAACCAAATTAAGTCTGTGGAGGATGTGGCCAAGTGGCAAAATCCAAGACTGAAAGATGGAAATAAGGCTATGACAGGTGAAACTTTGTCAAAGATTATGACTACAATGGAACGCAAGTATGGATGTGAGTTTCTATTTTGTGACAAGTTACATACTGGACAGAAAATAATAGAACTGCTAGGAAGTGGTGGGCTTGACTAAGGGAGAATATAAGACAAGAATTGAACAAATTAAAATAACAACTACTGTACCGGATGTTCTTAGGAGTTACGGTGTGGATGTAAAACGTGGTAGGTGTAAAGCGATCTGTCACGATGGTTATAACTATACGGCCAAGGTGACAAATGAAACATACTACTGCTTTAAATGCAATGAGAGTATGGACATATTCGACATTACTATGCACTTTAATCATTGTGATTTTAATACTGCTTTTGAATTGCTAGGTGGTGCAGAAAAGCCTAGCTTTACAACCTGGGTTAAGGCCAATAAAGCTAAAAGAGAACGCGATCAGAGAATTGCCGAAGAAATGAAGAAAAAGGCTCAAATGAGGAAAATACATAGGCTTATTACTGCTTATCGAATCATTTTGGGAACAGAGCTGCCAATGTCAGATTTATATGTATATTGCTATAACAAGCTACAATATCAGATTTACCTACTAGAAAATCTTACATAGAAACGAGGTGATAACCTTTTGCAAGAAATAAATAGTTTAACGTCCGCATCTATCCTTGAAGATGATATATTCTGCGAAATAATGGAACAGAATGATGAAATATATAAAGCTAGATTACTATTGAGCCTTATTGATAGAGCGGATGAATTAGGAGTAAAAACTAAGTTTGAAAGAATTTTAGTAGCATATAACAAAGCCAAGGCTAAGCATGACAAGGAGAATAAATCAATAACAGTTCAACAACCGGAATCTCTAGAAAGAATGACTGAATTCAATAGTAAATATGTAGAAATGAGATGTGGAAACTGGATTGCTAATGGAAATGGCATTCGTACATTTGGACCATTCGGAGGTGAAATCCTTGCTTGTTATCATCCTATATTACCAGTTCAAAGATTAATCAATGCTGAGACTGGAAAAGAAAAGATAAAACTAGCCTACAAAAAAGGCAATCGATGGAAAGAAATAATAATTGATAAAGGGGTTATTGCTTCTTCTAATAAAATTGTGGCTTTAGCTGACTATGGAATATCAGTTACCTCAGAAGATGCAAGGAATTTAGTTAGGTACCTATCGGATATAGAAAATTATAATATCGATTTAATTGGTACTCAAATATCTACAAGCAAGCTAGGGTGGATACAAAAAGAATTTATGCCATATGGGGGGAAGATTATCTTTGATAATGAAACGAGATTCAAAGAGACTTATGAAAGCATCCGAGAAGTTGGGGATGAAGACATTTGGTTAGATTTAGTCAGAGAAATAAGAAAATCAGAACGGTTTGAACCTAAAATTTACCTTGTTGGAAGTATGGCAAGTGCCTTAATTGAACCTTTGAATGCATTACCATTCGTACTGAACCTTTGGGGAGATACCGGAAAAGGTAAAACGGTTGCTATTATGTTAGCAGCATCTGTCTGGGCCTCTCCTGGGGGAAGTGATTATATAACGGATCCTAAAAGTACAGTAACAGCTCTAGAACTTAGATTAGATTTTTTGAATAACTTCCCTATGCTTATAGACGATATGGCTCAGTTAAAAGATAAATTCAGTGGTGACTTTTCAGAGTTAGTATATATGCTTTGTTCGGGTAAGGGTAAAGACCGAGCAAATGCGACTTTAGGACTTAATAAATCTACTACCTGGAGAAATGTTATCTTAACTAATGGTGAACACTCCTTGGTCACTGAAACGATGCAGGGTGGAGCAGTAAACAGAATAATTGACGTTGAAATGTCAGATGGATACATATTTAAAAATGGTAATGGTATTGTTGAAACTATCAAACAAAATTACGGCTTTGCCGGTAGACGATTTATAGATGCCATCAATGAAATAGGGATGGAACGAATAAAAGAAATACAGGTAGGATTTTATGCTCAAATATTGGCTAGAGCTAAAGAATTGGGGATTGAAAAGGAAGAAAAACAGATCTTGCCAATGTCAATATTACTTACTGCAGATAAAATTGCTACAGATTACCTATTTGAAGATGGCGAATATTTAGACTTTAATACCTGTGTCAATTTATTAAAAAATAAAGGTGAAGTTAGTGAAAATGAGCGTGCTTATGATTATGTAATGTCAGAGGTGGCAATCAATATGAATAAGTTTAAGCCGGATAATTTTACTGGAGAATATAAAGGTGAAGTTTGGGGATCCATTGAAAATGGTTATGTAATTATTTTATCAAATGTTTTTAATCGAATTTGTGAAAGAGGTAACTTTTCAAGTAAATCTTTTCTCTCCTGGGCAAGTAAACAAGGAAAACTTGATGCGGTTAAAGGTAGGAATACTAAACAAAAAAGGCTTAATGGCGCACAATGTTGGTGTGTTTGCTTAAAAACTCCTAGCTATGAAAGTAATGAAGAATTTAGAAAATTAACAAAAGAAGAACAAGAAGAAATGCCTTTTGTGTAACCGCGTAATCAGTGTAACCAGTAAAAATAAGGTACCTATATATAGAGTTAACTATTTTGAAAAATTCTAACAACAAAGGGTTTATATATAGTATATACAAAATGGTGGTTACACTGGTTACACCTGAAAGAAACACAGTAAAATCAATGCTTTGAGCGTAACCGATTGCTTGGTTACAGACCTTGAAAAGTGGGTACAAACGGCTAAAAAGTGGTTACAAACGAAAGGATTTGATAAAAATGGACACTAAATCAATTAACTTAATCGTAAAAGATGTATTCAAAGATACTTATAACCTATATACAAAATATCACGGTATGGAAAATACAGTTGAGAACTGGGACAAAGTATGTTTAGAAGCAGAGGAGTTATATAAAAAATATGATGATCCAATTTGCAAGAAAATGACTTTGCTAGTGATAGAGCAGCTTGAAAGGGAGTATAAAGTGTAAAACAGGAGGGATGAAATGAAAGCTCTAGAAGTAAAGAAAGAAACAAAAATTTACTTTTGTCTTTTGTGTGGGAAAGAAATATCAGGCGACCACATAGTGATTAAAACTAGACGAAAATCGGAAATACACATAGATAATCATTGTATGAATGAGTATTTGAAAACTAATAAGAGCTAGGGGGGTATATGATGAACAACCAAGAAGTAATAAGCCAACTAAAAAGCCTAAGACAAAACAGCGAATGTCACGCAAAGGGCGTATATGCGGATGAGATATGGACAGCGGATATAGAGGCACTTGACATTGCGATTAAGGTAGTGGAAAAGCAAAGAGAACTTAATAATCTGATTACGGACATCAAAAAAGACTTTAACAAAGATGATACATATAGTGTAAGCCTTGTGTTGGAGATGTTGGAAAGTGTGAGGAGCGTAGAAGAATGACTAATCAAGAGATTGAAATTGCTTTACGCACAGTAAAAAGATTGCAAAGTGGAGATATGTTAGCAAGACACGTTAATGAATTGGTATTTAATATCATTAAAACTACGCTTGAAAAGCAACTAACAAACAGTTGGATTCCAGTAAGTGAGAGATTGCCAGAAAGCAATAAAACGGTATTTGTTTATGCAAAAGGTATTTGTAGAAACGGAACTATGCATACAGTAGGGGCTTGCCATAATGGGTTCTGGTTTTTACCTAATTCAGAAGATACATTTGGATTCCCATTCACAAGGCATAAAATTATAGCTTGGCAACCACTACCTCAACCATATAAGGAGGATTATGATGGCGAAACTAAATAACCTAATGCAAGGCAGGAATCAAGGTTTGTTATTAGCACTGGATATTGCTAAAGAAAAAGGAATCGAAGCACTAGAAGAAGAAATCAAATACAGAAATATAACAGGAATATCATCAACTCTTAAAAAATCAGAGGTTGAGAAAATTATAAAAGAAATGCAAGTACATTCAACCAAAATGGCTATAGCAGTTGCTTTGATAACTTTACTTGATGAATTTGGAATGGGTAAGATGCAAGTTAGGAAGTTTAAAGAGACGTTTGATGCGAAAGTTGAAGAGATATGCTCTAAGGACGGAGATACCACTGATATGTTGGAGAGAGTTAAAAATGAGTTAGGGTTAGTAATAACTTTTGATTAAGGAGAGAAAAAGATGAATACAGTATTAAAATATCCAGGAAGTAAATGGAGATTGGCTGACAAAATAATAAATTTAATACCAGATCATCATACATATGTGGAGCCATATCTTGGCAGTGGAGCAGTTTTCTTTAAAAAGCAGCCTAGTAATATCGAAATGATAAACGACTTAGATAATGATGTTGTAAATCTTTTTAATTGTATTCAAAAGGATTCGGAAAAGTTGGCCAGACTTGTAATGACAACTCCATTTTCAAGAGAACAATATGATAGGCAGTTTGAGATTCCAGAAGGAGCAATATGTGTATCTGCATTTGAAAAAGCTGCAGGATTTTTAGTTAAATGTTGGCAAGGCCATGGATTTAGGACTAATGGGTATAAGGTTGGTTGGAAGAATGATGTACAAGGCAGGGAACGAATGTACGCAATGTGGAACTGGTACCGTCTACCGGATTGGGTTATTGAGATTGCAGAACGGCTTAGATGTGTACAGATAGAAAATAGACCTGCATTAGAAGTTATACAACGGTTTAATTATTCAAAGGTATTTATGTATATTGATCCGCCTTATATTTTAGGTACCAGGACAGCAAAGCAGTATAAGTACGAAATGACTGATCTAGATCACGAAGAATTATTACAGACATTACTGCAGTCAAAAGCACAAATTATGATTAGTGGGTATGAATCAGATATGTATAATCAGTACTTAAAAGATTGGAATAAAGTTAGTTTTAATACTAATGCAGAATATGGACTAAAAAGAATTGAAACGGTATGGATGAATTATTAATTAGCTCTGATTGAGTTACTTACCAAACAAGCTGCTAATAATGTCTATAAAATCAGTGATAAAAGAGGCTTTGTTTCTAGAAAAACCATTATTTCGTAGTATAAGATAAAGTATATACAAGATGAAAGATCCTATAAGTAAAGCTTTTATCTCTTTTATTTTTAGTAATGTCATTAATAACTGGTTACAAAATCTTAAAGCGCCATCTATACCATCGTTAATAGTATCAGGATTAATAATCGTACTTGACATAACAACACCTCCATAAATAATTATATCATATTATGGATATTTATGGAATGAAAAAACTTAGGAGGAAAACAATATGGAAACTAAAAATTTATTAGAACAATGGAACAAAAGAATGGTACAAGGAAATAGGCTAAGCGGCGAAATTGAAGAGTTTGAAAACATATTATCACTTGCTGAACAAAGTAAAGTATGTATACATAACAACGGTGGAACGACATTTCTTGGAGTAGTTCTTGATGAAAAAGTAATGAATGGATTAAAAACTATAGTTCTTAATACTCTGGTGGATGAAAAGAAGAAAAAAGTTGCAGAGCTAGAGCAGTTGATTAATCCTGGTCCAATAAAAACATCTACCATCAATCCGGAGTTTGAAAAAACTGTACAGGAAATGGAGCAAAGTGGAATAAAAACTAAGGAAAATGTAGTTGAAACAGTAAAAAGTGTAATTGAAGCTGATAAAAGTGTTCCTAAAGTTGAATTAACTGTAGAACTTGTAAAGGATTTATATATCGATAAAGATATGATCATTGCAGATGTTGCTAAAGTAGTTGGTGTACCTAAGAGTTCACTTTATAGATTTATTGTTCAGAATAATCTCACCAAGCCTAGTAAGAAAGAAAAGGAACTATTTAGGGATAGCAAAGTACAAGCTAAGAAACCCAGATAAGCCTCTTAGAAAAGAGGTACATCATATCTTTCCGATGAAAGAAGAAATAACGATAGATACCAAGCTAGGTAGATTTGAAATTTGTCCAAGCTGTGGGAAAGAATTTTATATAGAATCTGGCATCAAGTGGAGCTACTGTAGAATAATTAAAGGGCAAAAGAGTTATTTTCATACTTGGAGTTGTATGAATAAGAATGGTAAGGGGTGATAAAGTGCAAGAGATCGATATAAAAAAAGAGAATAATGAAACAAAAAAAGAGTATCTAAATGAATATAAAAGGCTTTGTAGAAAGTTAGTATCTTTGGGTGAGCAACTTGAATCTCTAAGGGCCTCAGAGGAATCAGCTAAAATACAAAACATTACGGATATGCCTCGAGGGAGTATACAGACTGATTTATCTGATTATATTGTTAGATTGGACAACGTTTTATCTAAGATATTAAAGTGTAAGCAAGAGTGCCAGGATAAGAAACTTGAAATTGAAAAATGTATTATTGATATCCTGGATGGAGTAGAAGCGCAGATCATTCATAAAAGGTATATTGAGTTTAAGACGTGGGAGCAGATTTGTGTTGACATTGGGTACAGTTGGATGCAGACACATAGGTTGCATAGTAAAGCACTTACTAATTTTAAAATATATTAAAAAAGATCATACTCAGGAACATATTGATAAATGAAAATATATAACATATAATTGGATTATTATAGACAATTTGGAGGTTATGTATGGACAAGGTGTTTGATATTATTGGTAAAGGGGTTATAGCTGTTGGCGGAGCAAGTGCTGTAATTATTGCAGTATCTGTATTTATATCTAAAATATGGGCAGATCTGTTTATGAAGAAGAAAGTTGCGGAGTACGATAAACAAATTGAATATTTAAAAAATTCGTTAGTACTGGAAGTGGAAAGATACAAGGCAATAAATGAACAAATTATATATAAAAATTTGAAAATTTTTGATGTGGAATTTAATATATATCAAGAAATTACCCCAAAGTTAATTGATGCAACAAATGCAGTCATAGAAAGTATTATGGATATGCACGAACAAGAAGACTGTAGTCTACAAAAAAAGGCAAAGGAAAAGTGTTTTGAATTACATTTAATCTTAACGAGGTATTCATCGTTTATGGATAAGGAAATGTATGAAAAGTATAGAGATTTTATTTTGTTATGTTATAAATATTTACAAGATAACAACATTACATATGGAGTTAGCAAAGAAAAGAAAGATACAAGCAATTTAATTTATAATGCATCAAATGAACTACTTGATAAAACAAGAGCTTACTTAAGGAAAATGGCAACAGTTAGTTAGATTAATTATTAAATATACATGATATATTATGATACACTTTTTTATGATATATTGTAGGTGTCAAGGTAGTGTTTGCTATCAGTTGACCTCCTGTGGTGTACGGTTGCCAAGTGTCAAAGCTTGGTGACTGATTTGGGAATAGATATCGCCCTAATAACATAAGGATATCAAAAAATGCTCTCCCTAGAGTTTTATGCCCTAAAGACCATCCACTCCCCTGGGTGGTTTTTATATTGCAGAGATATTTAAAACGATGTATAATTATGGTAAACGATAAAAAGGGGTAAATATGAATCCATTGACCAGAGAGATGTATAAAGAAATTACAAAAGCAAAAGAACCAATAGATTTAGAAGAGCTTTATAAAAAAACAAATTTTGATAAAGACCTTATAAAAATATGTATTGATGAATTGATTAAGAATAAGTTAATAGAGGGTATCAAAAATAACAATAAAACATATTATAAACTAACAAATAGCGATAATGAGGGTAAGCTTAAGGAAGTTAAAGAAAATCTAGTAGCAGATACGTTTACTGCTATAGGTGAAGTGGATGAATTGAGAGAAAAAATAAAAAAAATGGACAGTAATATAAACTTGATATACATAAATATTATAGCTATAATAGCTTTATTCATTTCCATATTCTCAATAATAACAATTAATACAAATACCGTTGCAGAGTTAGTGAAGTCGAGTGGAAATGAAATTATTAAATCAATAATATTAATTAATATTAGTATGGTTGCAAGTATTGGTATTATGTTGTTTCTTATAAATTGCTTTATTATTAAACCATTAAAAAAACAGAAATAAAGGTATATTAAAGAAAGTACGATTGTAGAAAAAAGATATTTTCATACACAATTATTAGTTAATGCTTAAATAAATTTAGAGCATTCGTTTTATAAACTTGGTACCTTTTAAAAATTATTATCTATGAATATATAATAATAAAATAAGCATAATAATATCACACCTCAATGGAAAGAAAGGAAGTGTATTATATGCATATTTATTGTTGATATAGACTTCTTGTTAAGTTTGCAGTTAATAATTTATATAGGAGTATATATTATTAACAAGACAAGCAATCATAACATGAAGTCGTAAATAGTACTGTAATACTATTATTGTTCAGATAGTATTTTATTATTCATATTAAGCAGTTATAGTTTCATATTTTTATTTGTTAATTTTAAAGGAACTCGTAACAGGGTTCTTTTTCTTATACAGCAATACAAACGAATGAGATAATAATTATATCGAAACCGTAGGTCTTTATATTGCAAAATAATGTAATATGATGTATAATTATGGAAAATTATACAAGGGGGATAAATAATGAGATTATATACAACTTATTATTTGTGTAAAAATAATATTGATCTTTTTGAAAATGTAACAGGGGAACAAATAGCACCTAATAGAGACGAGTATAGAGTTGGGAAATGGCCTAGTATAAAACAAGGAATCGATAATTTGTATAGTATATCATGTTTGAAAGAACATTTAGATGAAGTATATGAAATTGTACCTACTGTTTATAAATACCGAGATTATATAGAATTTAATGGAGCTAATTTAAATAAATTCAAAGATAAATTAAATAAGCTAATTACTTATATGCAAGCAATAATTGATTTATATGAATCATTAGGCTACAAAGAAAATGAGAATAGTTTAGAAGTAAAAATTCCAGATGGAATTGAACTAAATAAGCTTGTAAAGTTATTTGATGATTTAGATTTTGTGTTAAATCAATGCCCAGTGATTGAGAAAGATGGTAAAACATCTACTGTATTAAAAACTGACGTTGGTTCAATGTGGTTGGTATTGGCTGGAACATATGTATTTTTAAAAAGTGTTGGTTATGTTGTAAATGTGGCAATAAAGGCGAAGGCTGATTTAGCAGCAATAAAGCAATTAGAAACATTTAGTAGGGAAATGGTTCAAAAAGCTGAAATATCTCAGGGGTTAAATCTTATAATGAAAGAAAAAACAAAAATAATTATGCAAAAATATGTTGATGAACTAAAAGAGAGTTTTGGTAAAGAATTAGACCCAGAAGAAGAGGCTAAAGTTGAAAAATGCCTTTCTAAATTAGATGGAATATTAGAAAGCGGTGTCCAAATATATGCTGCAATCGATACACCAAGGGAAGTACAAGTTCTTTTTCCTGAACAACCTGATTTAAAAGGGTTGACAGAAAATATGCTGAAATTTATAGAAATGAAATCACAGAGCCTATAATATAGGCTCTTTTATTATGCATAAAATATACTAAAAATGGCAGGTGGTGATTATGAGTGAAGTAAAAGCTCCAAACTATGAATTAGCAGAAAAAGATTATACAGGCGGTATGAAATATAGAAATATTGCCACGAAATATGATGTAACTATAAATACAGTAAAGTCTTGGAAAACAAGATATAAATGGTCTAAAGATAATAAAAAAGGTGTGCACACAAAAAAAGAAAAGGTGTGCATACAAAAAAAGAATACAAAGCCTATTGATGATGGGATTAAGGGAACTATGTTAAATGAGAACCTTACCCACGAACAAAGGCTTTTTTGTATATATTACAGTAAGTCATTTAATGCAGCACAAAGCTATCAAAAGGCTTATCAATGTACGTATGAAAGCGCCTGTAGTAATGCTAGTACACTATGGAAAAATAGTGAGATAAAGCAAGAAGTGCAACGATTAAATGCATTGAAATGTGAGCAAATAGCAATCAAAGAACAAGATATAGTCGAGCTGCACATGAGAATAGCCTTTTCCGATATAGGTGACTATTTATCATTTGGGAATTATGAACAGACTGTAATAGAAGATGGCGCCGTAGTTTACGATAAAAATGGTAAGAAGCAGACCATTGAAGTCAGTACAGTGTCACTTAAAGAATCGTCAAATACAGACACACAGCTCATATCTGAGGTAAAACAAGGCAGAGACGGAGTGTCTATTAAATTGTTTGACAAACAGAAGTCGATGGATTGGCTAGATAAGCACTTCCTGTATAATCCTCTCGATAGACATAAAATAGACTTCGACAACAAGAAACTCGAACTTGAATACAAGAAGATGGAGCCTGATAATCATACCGAAGGAGTTAAATACACCGGTATTCCAGCTACAATGATAGCTCCAGCCTTTATTAAGGTTATTCATGATATAGAGCAACAAGTTTTTAACGAATACGTATTCCCTGGTGGTAGAGGTTCCACAAAGTCTTCATTTATTTCACTAGAAATAGTGGATTTGTTAGAAAAGAATCCTGATATACACGCTGCAGTGTTTAGGCAAGTAGGGCAGACATTAAGGGATTCGGTATATGCTCAAATGTGCTGGGCAATATCAGCATTAGGATTAGAGGATGAATATAAGTGCAATGTGTCACCTATGGAGATTACAAAGAAAAGCACAGGACAAAAGATATTCTTCCGTGGTAATGATGATCCAATGAAATCAAAGGGTATTAAGGCTCCTGCATTGAAGAAAGAGGCTATCAGGCGTATTAAAGTAAATAGAGAAAAACTCCAAGGACTAAGAACCGATACATCAATGAAAGTTGAGAACGGTTATATAGGTATATTATGGTTCGAAGAATTAGATCAATTCAAAGGTGAGGAATCTGTTAGAACAGTAACACAGTCAGTAGTTCGTGGTGGTGAGAAGACATATATATTCAAGTCATTCAACCCTCCAAAGAGCGCTAATAACTGGGCCAATAAGTATATTAAGATACCGAAAGCAAGTAGATTAGTAACTTGGTCGACATATTTAGATGTACCAAAGCAATGGCTAGGAAAGCCTTTCCTTGATGAAGCGGACTTCCTTAAAGAGGTTAATCCTACTGCATACGAAAACGAATATATGGGTATTGCAAATGGGACTGGTGGAGCTGTATTTGATAATATTATTGTAAGAGCTATTACAGATGATGAGATTAAACAATTTGATCGCATATACAACGGTGTCGATTGGGGTTTTTACCCTGACCTATATTCATTTGTTAGACTACAGTATGAACCGGCACAACATAGGCTTTATATTTGGCAAGAATACACCAGTAATAAACAGTCTAATAGAGAAACCGCAGATAAGCTTCTTGAATTAGGGATTACTGCAAATGACCTTATAACGTGCGATAGTTCAGAGAACAAATCAGTAGGGGATTATAGGAACTATGGATTGTTAACAAGATCTGCAATTAAAGGACCTGATAGTCGGAAGTATTCATATAAGTGGCTGCAGTCTTTAAAGGAAATCATTATCGATAATGTGCGTTGTCCTGAAGCAGTACAAGAATTTCTTAATTATGAGTATGACCGAGATAAAGAAGGTAATGTAATATCAGGGTATCCAGATGGTAATGATCACGTTATAGATGCTGTAAGATATGCAACTGAATCTATTTGGAAGAAACGAGGACAATAAAGGCGGTGATTAGGTGTTTAAGAATATAATCAAATTCGTAAAGGAAGTGATAAAAAGAATGTTCCCAGTAAAGAATGTAAAACAGGCAATAGGAAGTGACGTTGCAATTTCAGCAGCAATGGTTGATAAAATTGAAGAATGGGCCAATATGCTAAAAGGTAAAGCGGGATGGGTAGACAATGACGCGATATACTCCTTAAGGCTAGAGCAAGGCATCACTAGAGAGTTTGCTAATGTATGCTTGAATGAAATGACTTCCAAGGTTACAATCAAAAAACTACACGATATATACGAAACAGCAATAGAGGACCTAAACGAAAACCTACAAAGTGGGCTTGCGTTAGGTTCTTTTATTATTAAGCCGTTGGGTGAAAATAAGGTTGAATATGTATTGGCCGATAGTTTTATACCAGTAGAATTTGA